CTCGCTACGCGAACGATACACATGCTTGTTGAAACGCACCTTCAGGCTTTTGAGCGGAGTGCTTTCAGTCTTGGCAGTGACTCCGATATAGAAGTCATCACCGGACTCCAGCATATAGATGATATGTGTACGATCTGAGCGCTTTTTTCTGTTCATGCTGTATTATAGCATTTCGGGCATTATTGGTCAACCGAAATAGTGGGTATGCACGATTACTAAAATGGCTAGATATGCACCAACTATAATCCCAACTATCAAACCAAGTAAAAACATCTTGTGTTCCTTTTTGCGTATGCTCTTATTATAGCAGTTTGGGCATTATTGGTCAACCAGATTTGCCGTTGTTTTTTTGCAACAAAAGTTGGAGGTTTTCAGGTATTTTTCAGGTATCTCAGGAACTTTTTTACATCCCCGTACATAGCAAACATAGTTGCTTCTTTGCTGCCGTAGAAAACCAAAGTTGGCGTCTTGGTTATTTTGAGAAAGTACGGGCAGGTGAGTTTTTTATTAAGCAATAATAACTCTGCTGGACCGGGCAAAATCTGTCGGTTATTCATGTACGGTACCGGAAGTTCAAATGACCAAGATTCGATCTTCAATTCTCTCATGACATTATCGCCTTCTAGGCTCAATCTCAATCCAGAATCGGGACGGAAATCCTGCCACCATGACCGCATGGCTGACTCATCTGAGAGCCCGTGATCATCGGGCAATAGTTTCAGCAGTTGCTGAGTGTAATAGAGTTTATTTAACATCGGGGTAAACTTGAGACCCCTGAGTGAGCAAGACCACTGTGAACTTATCGGTCTTGAATTGAGCATTGAGCTTGCGAGCTAGATTCTTGGCATGCCCGGGATTGCTGAACGATACCTTCTTGTACTTGGGACCGGGGTATTGAGTCAGCATGTGACTGGTCTTGAGATTGATTGGTTTGGCATCATAAAACACCGCCCACACTCCTTCACTTGCTAAAACTTGTTCGGTTTTGTAAGTGACTTTATTGGTGAGTTCGATCAACACCTGAGGACGTGGTCTGCTCATGATATTATTTATCTCATAATCTATGTAGATTTAAATGAGCCACCCACGAGTTCAACCGAAACTACTTCATCTTTAGGTGTAGCAGGTATTCGCATTGCTTCTAGTGTCAACAACAATTTGGTTATGTCCGAATGTAGATCTTTAGCATCTCGCATGCTCATGGTAAAATCACGTTGATTGCGTGATTCATGAGCCTTGATGCTGTCTACAAAACGATTGATGTGCAGGCTCATATTATGTTTTGTTTAAAAACTGTGCCAGTTCAGGTGGTGTCCAGTCTTGTGGTTTGAGCACTTTACCATCTTCACGTTTGATCACCTTGCCAGTGTCATGATCGATCTTGGCAAAATTACTGCGCATTACTTCAATCCATGCACCTTCACCATCTGCACCCATACTATGGATAGCACCAACAGTAACAACCAGTATGTCGATCAAGGCATCCAATGTATCAACGTCAGTATCAGCGTCTTGTAATTCTTTAAACTCTTCCCCAATCAATCCAATATACATGTCAAATTGTGCTTGGTCACCAGTGACGCTTTGGTCACAGGCCTGCATGAATTTTTCTTGATCTCTAAACGGGTTTGTCATTATGCCATCCTATCTACATTTTGTCCCGGGCGATTCAACCTGCGATTCATTTCAATACGCTTGGCTTCGTCATCTTCGCGGATTTGTTTAATTTGGCGGTCGTGCTGTATCTGTTCAGCATGATGGTGTTCAATATGTTTTATTAATGTTAATCGATATAGCTCATTATTATATTCGGAGATTTTACTAATGTTCATGGTTTTCCTTTTGTCACTGCTTCTTCTTTTGTGTGGTACGGACCTTGGTATGAATATCTCTGCAAGGTAATCAGTTTGGGATTTTGTGTGATCTTCCACACACGATGTTTTTTCACATAGTACCATCCAGCTGCAAACCAGGATTTGCTGTTTTCTTCTTGAGTGAATAGCGGTAGTCGATGTTGTATGTCCCACATGGCATTGAATACTCGTTGCCCTGTGTCGTATCCATACACTTGATTTTCCGGATTGGGAGTAGGTTCCGCTGCTGGAACAAACTCAATATCGCGATCCAGCATCTTGATGGTTTTGTATTTTTTTACTGTGTTGCTGATCTTCACAGTATATCCATCATCCTCTGCTTCGATCTGCCCAACCTTGCGATTGTCTTTTTTAAGTATCCAATAGCGATCTGCGATCACTGGCATGGCTAGTATCAATTTAGTGCTCCTGTATATGTCTTGTTCAACCAGCGCCCAATGCTTTCTGCTGATTCACTGAGCTTGGTCAGTTCGTACTTGCCACAAAACTTCAAGAAGTGTGTGCCCACCTGTCCCACGTCTTTGTGGCTGATCTGTGTGCGGATGGCAGTATCCACCACATGCTTGATCTCAACCGGTTGTGCAGTGAGATCGATTAAGGTGCGATTGCGTTCGTAATCGTCTAGCACACGATGTTCTTCTCCGTGGTGGTCGGTCCAACGCTGGAGCATGAGATTGTTCCAAGAATATCCGCGCTTTTCTCGATCGGCAAAGGCCTCACGGAGACCAACTTTATTCTTTGTGCCTTTCTCACGAACTCCAGGATATGCACTGAATACATTGTCGGAGGAATCTCCACGCATGCACTTCTCAAATAACAGCCAGGCCGGATCCGGGATGGTCTTTGGCTGTTTAGTTTTTTTATCATTGACCGGGTTGCCTTTAGCATCAAAGATACCTTCCAGTGTCAGTAGCTCATCCGTGATGCCATTGAATTGTTTCACATTGGGTGCCAGCAGTTGCACAAAGTCAGTATCTGAACTGACCACTATGTGCTCGTCTTGGGGATGCAGCGCGATCCAACGTGCGATGATATCGTCGGCTTCTGCTTGTGGGTCGCGCAACACACTGCAATTTGTGCGCTGGCCGAGATACTGTGTCATCTCGTCATATGTTTCCCAGAATAGTTTGTCTTCCTCGGCTTCTTGTTCTGTCATCTTACCACGTGCCACAGCACGGTTGGCCTTGTATGGCTTGTAATGATCTTTGCGCCAGCTGCGACCTTCTAGTGCAAATACCACATGATCAGCGTCAAATTTTCGTGCCACTTTGTTTGCTGCCATCAGAGTCACATGCAATGCGAATCCCACCTTGGTCCATGAGTCCGACGCTCGATGCGCACTGTGCCGAGCACGGAAAAACATGTTAGCAGTGTCAATCAGTAGGTATTTCATCAAGTTCCAAAAGTTGGTGTTGTTTGATGTATTGTAACAGATATTTGCCCCAAAAGCAATGAGCTGCTTTGCCAAAATGATATGTTTTTGGGTTCACGTGCTGGAATCCGTTGGCCAAAAGCAACGAATTATAGCTCAATTCTCGGGTATACGGTCCCAAATAACAATTGTTCCAGTCTCTACAATCAGGTACCATTTGCACAGCTAGATCGTTGAATGTGCTGTTGCCATTGAAGAACAAGTGTATTAAGCCCTTGCTGTTGAGATACTGATGGAATTGCCAGATATTGTTGTGGCTCTGTCTGGTACAAGCATGATAGTCTATATCCATGATGTACTGGCGATAGCGTTGCTCTAGTTCGGGCGGTACATGATCTACTCCGGATGCATTGACCTGATGCCATATGCCATCATGCAACCATTCTTCCCGTTCCCAGGTGCTCCACTGTATCAGCATAAACGTGTCTGCCAACAGGCCAGGATTGGATTCTACCCACTCAGTGGTGGTACGCAAGATTCTGGCATTACTGCCACCGGATTGGCTTTGATTGATTCTCTCGCAGCCCAACAAATCTGACAGAACAGTACCAAAACTTACTTTTTCATTGTCTGGATGTGGGTGCCGGCCTTGGTAGTGTCCGTCATCCTCGGCCCAGCCATGTGGGCATCCAGCTTCGGCACCGGCTGCGTGACTATCGCCATTGATGTACAATATCATTTCTGTGACAGCACCTTGTGACTCTCGGCTGCT